GACACAAGAATTTCTCTGAGGGATTTTTTAGGGGCTATGCATAAACTCTAGAGCACCCCCACACCCCCGCCCCCGGGTAGCCCAAGGGACATGGGCGATACACGCGTGTGTGCGTGCGTGCCCGCGTGTCACTATTGTACTTCGAGGCTCAATCCCGAGTCCATAGGGGTTTACCCTGGTGTTGTACCAGGGCAACACATGAGTTATCCACAGGTTATCCACATGGGGTAAACACTAGAACCCCCATAAACACCCATGCAAGAACCATGCCAACAGCCCCAATGCTAGGTGAAAACCCTAGTTCTGACAATATTTTATCTTTTGTCAGGATCATGTAAGTTTCATGTAGACAATCCATCTCATCGCAACCAACCCCGGAGTCTCAAATGCTCACGCAAAATCAAAGGGATACACTGGAATATTTGAATTCTCTCATGTTTCGGACAGACGACCAAGAGCAACAAATGCGCCGTCTACTTGACATTGCAAACCAAGAGGGAAGGGTCAACTACAATATGTATCGTCCCTATATTTCCTTCGAGCCTGCCTAAGGGTTTTCCCCATTGCGTCCCTTGTGGACGCAAGAGAGAATACCCCCAACAAACCAATGGAGTATCCCGTGATTCCAAAATCTCTTCACACTGTTACCGTACTGGTGCAATTGACCCGCCACCTATATGCAACCCGTAGTGATTTTGCCCTTACAATCAATCATTGCCTATTCAAGGCATTGGACGTACTGGGATACACTGATGCTCCCGATGTTCACGGGCTTACACTTCAAGCCCTGAAGAAACTAAGTAAGTAAGGGTTTCCCCTAGTTCACAAGGGCTAGGGGCTCCCTTATAAACACCCCATCGCAACCAAGTGAGGCAAGAATGCTGAGAATCAGTGTTACCAGTAAACTAGACGGCATCCGCTCATGGTCCCTGCAAGCCCTTGATACTTGCCCGGGTTCAATTGCCCCCAATGGGGGGCTGGTGGACGCATGCAAGGGTTGCTATGCGACTACGGGGAATTACGTCTTTGATAACGTCAAAGCCCCTAGGCTAGAGAACCGGGATGATTGGGCCCGTGACAATTGGGTTTCTGACATGGTGCAAGCCTTGAATAAGGATAGGTATTTCCGTTGGTTTGATAGTGGTGATATGTACGCTATTGGATTGGCAGAGAAAATCCTAGACGTTATGCGTGCAACCCCATGGGTTCAGCATTGGATTCCCACTAGGATGCAGAAGTTTTCCAAGTATCAGGGAATCCTGGATTCCATGCGTGCTTTGCCCAATGTGTCCGTGCGATTCTCTAGCGATAGTGTATCGGGGGAATACGTCAAGGGCCAGCATGGTTCCACCATTGTTCCCACTAGCGACAATGTGCCGGATGGTGTCGCAGTGTGTCGTGCCTATGAACATGGGGGCAAGTGTAACGGATGCCGCACTTGTTGGGATAAGTCTGTCCCTGTTGTTGCCTACGTTGCGCATGGTAAGAAGATGGCCAAAGTGATTAGGCTTCGCGTAGCGTAACACCTAGGGTTTCCCCTAGTGTACAAACTAGGGGAACCATAAGAATATCGGTTCACACTAACAAAGCGAGGAAAGCATGACATTCACTTTCACCCTATATGATTCCCTCGGCACTTTCACGAAGACAATAAAGGCCCCCGATTACCAACAAGCGGTAGAGAAAATTATGTCCCTTTATCCTTTCTGTCTCATCGTAAAACCGGAAGAACCATGGAATTTCGGCTAAGGGTTTATCCCTATGGCACAATATCCCGTGCCATATTATAAACCTTTCGTCAACCAAAAGAGGACTAACATGGAATTCACAAGCCTACGGGAAAAGATCAGTCACGAGACAAAGCAAAGGGCCGAGCGGTATGCTGGTTTCCGTGCAATGTTGGATGAAGCCCTTGCAGCGGGTAACGCTGCGGGTTCTGGTATCACCCCGTCAACCATGTACGTACGGGATACCAGCACCGGGGAAACATGGGCAGAGAGTGAGGGCCCTTGCGGTTTCGCTTGGGTTTCCATTTTCAATCAAGGGAATACCAGTTTCGGACGCTGGCTCCTAAAGAATGGGGCACGTAAGCGGTACACTGGTGGCCTGGAATTCTGGATTCACGGGTTCAACCAAAGCATGGAGCGTAAGGAGGCCTGCGCCCATGCAATGGCCCGGGTGTTTCAGGCGCACGGCATTCAAGCCTACGCTGAGTCTCGGCTCGATTAACCCCCGTCACAGACCCTAAGGAGACACACAATATGGATGATAGACCCTCATTCTGGGACTACCTGAGCGTGGCCCTTGTGGCTGCAATGATGGGCTATGCCCTTGCACACATGGTATAGGAGGACATATGAAGTATCAACCGATGTTCAATATATGGGAAATGCCCCATGCATTCTATTCCCACATTCAACCCGGACAATGGGTGTATGCTGGGGATAGGGACAACAAGGGTATTTTCTGTGGTGTCAAACCCTCTGGGGTTGTCGTTGTCGCATGGTATGGCAACGCCAAAAACCAGGATTTCAGGGGCTACATTCGCGCAGTCATGCGTTACGCTAGTCCTAGGGTTTCCACTAGTGGACAACTCAAGACCAGCAAAGTATAAACAACCCGTCAGCAACAAAAGAGGTTCTCAAGTGGTACAAACCATCACATTCCAGGATTTTGTGGATGCCTTCCGTGCCCGTGGGCGGGAAAATCAGTTCTCCTATGACGCCCTGCGCCTCATCTGGGACCATCTAGAAGAGGTGGACCCTGATGGAGAGTTGGACGTTATCGCAATCTGCTGTGACTTTGTGGAGATGAGCACTACCGAGTGCATGGAACAATACCCGGATATTCCGTCTGTTGCCGAGTTCGACGGTGACTACGATCAGGACGAGCAGGACGTATTTGTGCAGGACTACCTAGAAGATAGGACTACCTATCTGGGTATGGGCAATGACGGTCACGTATTCTTGCAGTTCTAAGGAGACTATTGTGGGACTAGATATGTACGCATTCAGGTCTAGTAAACTGGGCTTGATGAATGAGGAAGTAGATTTCCCTGCCCTAAAGGATGCAGAGGAAATAGCCTACTGGAGGAAGTTCAACCATCTGCACGGGTGGATGGAGAAACTCTATAGGTCCAAGGGTGGACAGGAAGAATCCTTCAATTGTGTAGGCGTGAGGCTTGATGCTGATGACCTAGATCAACTGGAGAAAGACCTAAAGGTGGGGCTCCCCCATACTCCTGGTTTTTTCTTTGGTGGTCCTGAGGTGTGGCCCGATCACATGGAGATGACAAAGGAATTTATTTCTAAGGCAAGGGATGCACTAGAACACGAATATGGTGTATACTACTATTCTTGGTGGTAAGCCTAACGGCAGAAAGGAACAATCATGAACAGCCCAGAGTATTACGTTCTGCTGCAAGAGAATGCACGGCTCAAGCGTAGCATCTTCAATCTTGAGTACATCATCGAAGAGATGAAGGGCAAGGGCAGCACTCCCTTGCAGCACATCATGGACCTGATAGAGCAAGCCATCGAGCACTCGATGCGTCTTGAGAGCCCCATCACCTATGGTGTTGATGAGTTGGTGGACGCCCTGCGCTATGCCCATACACGGGCAGGCGATGTATACTGGCATGATCCAGTGCCAGAGGAAGAACTGGAGGACATGGGGTGACTCAGTGTGTCTCTGCCATAGTGAGGGACAAGAGGGGCAGGGTTCTCAGTGTGGGGAGAAACTCCTACACCAAGACCCACCCTCTACAGGCTAAGGCAGCACAGGAGGTGGGGGAACCCTACAAGATATTCCTTCACGCTGAAATAGATGCACTGGTGAGGCTGAGGAACCCGAGCAAAGCAGCCTCCATCCATGTGTATAGGTATGACAAGGCAGGTAATCCAGTAAAGGCAGCACCATGCAAGATATGTCAGAGGGTAATAAGGGAATGGAATCTCCAGGTATTTCACACCTGATGTGGGTATGTGTGACACTGGTGAAGCCATGCTCATGTGTCATGTCCACGGAGTGGCCCTTCATCGAGGCACAATGTGTACATGGTAACGTGTGGGAAAAGAGAGTACGGTATAGGCCCCTTCATCAGACTACAGAGGACGCACTGCTATGAATGTCTTAGTCGCGTGTGAGTACAGTGGCATTGTGCGTGATGCCTTCATTGCACAAGGGTGCAACGCTACCTCCATTGACCTGTTGCCCACTGAGCAAGAGGGCCCCCACATTGTGGGTGATGTGGTGGAACACTTGAAGTTTCATGCAGCAGAGTATGATGCTCTCATTGCGTTCCCTCCCTGCACCCATCTGGCAGTGAGTGGGGCACGGTGGTTCAAGGATAAACTCAAGGAACAAGAGGAAGCCCTAGATTTTGTGCGTACCCTTATGTATTGTAATATTAATTATATTGCAATTGAAAACCCAGTATCTATTATATCCAGCAGAATAAGGAAACCCAATCAAACTATTCAACCTTGGATGTTTGGACATGGAGAAGTAAAGCGCACTTGTTTATGGTTGAAACATCTACCACCACTTGTGCCAACTAACATTGTGGAAGGCAGGGAAGCACGGGTGTGGAAGATGCCACCAAGTGCCAACAGGTGGAAGGAACGTAGCCGTACATTTCCTGGAATCGCTGGGGCAATGGCAGAGCAGTGGACCCCAGTGCTACGAAAGGCTCAGGAAGGGCCCTAGAAGGCCCTACAAGGCACGAATGGCACAAGGGTAAGGGGTGGGTAGCCTGAAGGCTTCTAAGGGCTCCTAGACACTAGGTGTTGACACCTCCTCTACCTTGTGCTACTCTAAAGAACTCTTGAGTATAGTGACTTATAAGTAAAGAATACTTTATTACTTATGTACATAATATCTTGTATATAGATAATAAGTATATATCTTATACTCAGATGAAAGGATGTTATGGGTAAGTTTATAAGACATATAGGGTGTACTAGGTGTAACTCTAGTGATGCTAACGCCCTATATGATGATGGATCAACATATTGTTTTTCTTGCCATAGGGCAGGAGGCACAGAAAGGGAATGTGTGCAAGACATTGGACGAGGGCTAAACAGTGACACCATCAAGACCTATGGTGTGTATGTGGATGGGGAATATGTGTACTTTCCCTACACCAATGCGTTGAAGCGCCGCAGTAGTGACAAGAAGTTTTCCTGGCCTCAGGGTAAGGGGGAAGGACTCTTTGGGCAAGGGGTGTTCCCATCCTCTGGGAAAACTGTTGTTGTCACAGAGGGTGAGTTTGACGCAATGGCAGCGTACCAGATGCTGGGTACAAAGGTGCCTTGTGTGTCCATCCGCAATGGTGCTGGCAGTGCCTTGCGGGACTGTCAGGATGCCTTTGAATGGCTCGATGGCTATGGGTCTATCATCATTGCCTTTGACGCTGACGAACCCGGGCAGCAGGCGACACAGACCGTGGCTGAACTCTTTGGGTCAAAGGCCCGAGTGGTGAAGCACTCCAATGGATTCAAGGATGCCAATGACTACCTGATGCAGGGGTCCAGTGCCAAGTTTGTGAAGGCAGTGCTGGAGGCAGAGGAATATAGGCCAGATGGCATTGTGTCTGTTGGGGACATAAAGGAGCGACTACTAGCCCCACAGAAACCTGGAATCCCTTGGTGTTTTGACACCCTCACGGCCCTCACACATGGCAGGCGTGAAGGGGAACTCTATGGGTTTGGTGCTGGTGTTGGTGTGGGCAAGACGGATGTGTTCACGCAGTCCATTGCCTACGACATTGCGGTGTTGAATGAACGTGTTGGTGTCATCTACTTGGAGCAACCTGTAACGGAAACTGTGGCCCGTGTGGCAGGGAAACTCGATGGGGCCCTCTACCATGTACCGGGTGCAGGGTGGCAATGGGATGATTATGTGGCCTCCATTGAGGCTTTGGAGGCACGAAAGCAACTGTGGCTCTTTGAGCACTTTGGCAGCAAGGAATGGGCTGTCATCAAGGCCAAGATTCGCTACATGAAGAAGAGTCTAGGTGTGCGGATGATTTACTTGGACCACCTCACTGCTCTCACGGCAGATGCAGAGGATGAACGCAGGAGTCTGGACAAACTCATGGCTGAGATGGCCTCATTGGCTCAGGCTGAAGGGCTGGTGATTCACTTCATTAGCCACCTGACAACCCCTTCAGATGGCAAGAGTCACGAGGAGGGAGCTCGGGTACGCGAACGGGACTTCACTGGTTCTCGTGCCATTGCCCGGTGGAGTCACTTCATGTTTGGCCTTGAGCGGGACAAGCAGGCAGAAGACCCAGTAGTTCGCTCAACTACTACGTTCCGGGTGCTGAAAGACAGGTATACTGGGCAAGCCACAGGAGAGGTATTCTTCCTTCGCTATGATGCCAAGACGGGACGCCTGAACCAAAGTGACAAACCCCCGGAGGAAATACTGTGAGAAAGACATCATTTTGTGGGTGTGGAGATAGAGACGCTGATGGGTGTAAATATTTTGTTGTAGGTTTTACTGACTTTTATTGCTCATTGGGAAATAGAATTCGCTACTGGACTTCTAGAAGTGACGGAACTTATGGGTATTTCAGTAAGTATAAGTGCGAAGACCATATATTTGTTTCTTCTTCTGAACCTAAGAAATCACCAATGTGGTGGCTGAAAAAGGAAACTCTGTGAAAATTGACATTGGAAAAATCTGGCTCATGGATGGTGATGAGCACGTTGCCAACGTAGAGGTGACAGAGGGCACGGCAGATGGGAATGTTTATGAGGTGACTCTGCATACTTCAGTGTATGATGAAAAATCCTGGACTGCCACGGCCAATGCCATTCGTGAGGCTATGGTTTTCATGCGTGAATCAAAGTATGTGTGAATAGGAAATGAATAGTTTATGAATAATTCACGTGCACTATGAGTGGAACCCTCATAGCCATCACAGGTGTCATATACTTGTGGGTAGCCGTTGAACAGATGATGAAGGGGAATGTTCCCATGTTCATCTGCTACCTTGGTTATGCCTTTGCAAACATTGGCCTCTACTACATGGCAAAATGACTCTCTTTCTAGACATTGAAACCAACAGCACACACAGCGTCATCTGGTGTGTTGTCACTCAAGTGGGACAAACACAGGAGGTACACTATGGGCCATCGACCTTGGCACCGCTCATCGAGCACGCTGAAAAAGTTGTTGGGCACAATGCTATTGCTTTTGATTTTCATGTTCTCTCTACCGTATGGGGCCTATCTGTACCTGAGGGAAAGCAGGAAGACACCTTGGTTCTCTCCCGGCTTCAAAAGCCCGACCGAGAAGGGGGACATTCCCTAGAGAGTTGGGGTGAGAGGCTTGAATGTCTCAAGGGAGCCTATGACCAATGGGACAACCCAGACATGGAGCAACTGGTTGCCTATTGCAAACAGGATGTAAACCTGCTGGTGAAGGTCTATGACACCATCACCTACGAGTTAGACCGCATGAAGTTTTCCAGGCAATGCATTGATCTGGAGTATGAGGTGGCTCGTGTGCTGGCCCAACAGCAGCGCAACGGGTGGCTACTGGACTACAACCATGCCATCATGCTGCTGTCAACGCTGAAGGACAGGCAGCAGGCCATAGTGTTTGCCTTGCAGGAGAAGTGGCAACCCAAGGTGGTGAAGCGTACTTCTGAGAAGACCGGAAAGCCACTGAAAGATCACGTTATAAAGTTCAATCCGAATAGTCGGGACCACATTGCAGAGAGACTCATTCAATGTGGGTGGAAGCCTGAGATGAAGACTCCCACTGGCAAATGGATTGTTGATGAGTCTACACTAGAGGGTGTGGAGATTCCAGAGGCCAAGATGGTGCTGGAATCCCTCATGTTACAGAAACGTATTAGCCAATTGCAGAGTTGGCTAGATGAAATGGGAGAAGACAATCGTGTTCATGGCTATGTTAATAGTATCGGGGCTGTCACTGGCCGTTGCACTCATTCTAGCCCTAATATGTCTCAGGTTGCTGGCGTTAATGTCCCGTGGGGAAAAGAAATGCGACAATGCTGGGGAACTCCCGACAATAAGCGCATTGTGGGAGTAGACCTATCTGGCATTGAACTCAGGTGCTTGGCCCACTATATGCAAGACCCTGAGTACCAGAAGGAACTGCTAGAGGGTGACATACACACCAAGAATCAGAAGGCAGCAGGGCTTGACACACGAGCACAGGCAAAGACATTCATCTATGCCCTGCTCTATGGTGCTGGTCCCGCTAAGATTGGTTCAATTGTTGGAGGAGATGCAAAGACAGGACAAAAGCTCATTGCAAGTTTCATGCAACAAACCCCAGCCCTGAGGAGACTCCAGGAAAAGGTAGCAAAGTTGTCTGACAAGGGCCACCTACCGGGCCTTGATGGCAGGCGAGTGTGGATAAGAAGCCCACACGCTGCACTAAACACCCTGCTGCAAAGTGCAGGGGCCATTGTGAGTAAGCAGTGGATGGTGATAGCCAATAAGGCATTGAAGGAAAATGGTGTTGCCTTTAAGCAACTAAACTATAGTCACGATGAGTTGGAGTTTGAAGTGGATGAAAAAGACGTTGACAAAGTGAGAGAACTTGTGGAATACTCCGCATTTCTCGCTGGTACTACACTAGGTTTCCGTTGTCCTGTTGCTGCGGAATCTAAGGTAGGCAAGAATTGGTACGATGTTCATTGAAAGGAAACACAATGCTCAAGATTAATGCTCAATTGTTCTGGGTGAAGGACTCTGTGAGTCTCAACACCAGCTTCGACCCTGACAACAAGAAGTACAAGCTCACCGTGTGCAACGTGAGCCCCAAAGCTGCTGAACGTCTAAGCCAGGATTTTGGCATCAAGCTCAAGAACAACCCTGAGAAGCCTGACTATGGTTTACACTTCTCTGCTAAGAGTCTCTACCCTTGGGAGTTTAAGGATGATGCTGGTAATTCTGTGCCTGCTGATGACATTGGTAATGGCACTAAGGCAATCGTAGAGGTTTCTGGTAGCTATCCCCATAAGTTTGAGAAGGCACATGGCAAGGGCCCCATTGTGAACTCTCGTGGTGGTGTTGTCATCACTGAACTGGTTGCTCGTGAAGCCAAGGTTAGCGACGAAGAAACCCTGTGAAAAACATCAACACCTTGGTGGCAGACATCTATGCCACGCTGGAGGGGAAGATGCCTACGGGCTCTTTCTCTCCCCTCGACATGACTGAGGCCCTGCAAAATGTCTATGCGAAGGCAAACACGATTAAGGAAAGACCTCCAAAGACGCTCTACTTTAGTGAACTGGGTGATCCATGCCCTCGGAAGCTCAACTATCGGGTTAACTCGCCCGAACTTGCCGAAAGCATTGACGGGAATACGCGACTTAAGTTCTTCTATGGTGATGTTCTGGAGAGTCTTGTACTCTCACTTGCAGAAGCGTCAGGACATACTGTGTCTGACAAGCAAAGACGAGTTGAACTGGAGCTTGATAACTCATGGAAAGTCAAGGGACGTATCGACGCTGTAATCGACGGCGCTCTAGTGGACGTAAAGTCCACCACCAAATTCGGAGAGGAAAAGTTCAAAAATGGACTACAAGACGATCCTTTTGGGTACAAGATGCAACTTGGGGGTTATGCCGTCGCACTAGAATTGCAACAATGCGGCTTCCTCACTATTCAAAAGGAACTTGGACACGTTGGCTACTATCCAATCGAGGTATCAAAACAAGCCGTGTTAGATGGCGCACACGCGGCAGTGTCATACGTGGAACGTCCTTTGCAGGAACTCCCACGCCTTGATCCAGTGCCACAGAGCAAGACCAGTAAGAACAAGAAGCTATGCACCACTTGTTCCTATTGTTCTTACAAGAAGCATTGCTGGCCTGAGATGCGTACATTCCTGTACTCTGACGGCCCAGTGTTCCTCACAGAAGTAGTGGATGTTCCACGAGTAGCGGAGTTGGTATGAGACACCTCATCATTCCCGATTGTCAGGTGAAAGAGGGCACACCCTTGCAACACCTGGAATGGGCAGGCAAGGCCATCTGCGAGTACAAACCCAATGTGGTTGTTTGCCTTGGGGACTTTGCAGATATGCCTAGTCTCTCCAGCCATGACAAGGCAGGGAGTAAATACTTTGAGGGGCTGCGCTACAAGGCAGACATCGAGGTGGCTAAGGAGGCCATGTCCATGTTGCTAAAGCCCCTCAATGATTTACAGAGTACGCAGAAGCGTAACAAGGAGAAGGTGTACAAGCCTCGCATGGTGATGCTCTTGGGCAACCACGAGAACCGCATTGACCGTGCAGTGAACAACAGCCCTGTGCTAGAGGGCCTCATCAGTACAAAGGATTTGGAATATGAACGACATTGGGAAACACATGGGTTTCTTCATCCCGTATTCATTGATGGTGTTGGCTATAATCACTACTGGCCTGTTGGCGCTATGGGGCGTCCTGCGTCCAGTGCTAGTGCAATTATCAGCAAGTTGCACATGAGTTGTGTGGCTGGGCACCAACAGGGTAAACAAGTAGCCTATGGCAAACGAGCGGATGGGGTTCCATTATGTGCTATTATTGCTGGTAGTTATTATCTCCATAATGAGCACTATATGGATAGTCTTAGCAACAAGCACTGGCGTGGACTAGTAGTGCTGAACGATGTGAGAGATGGGCAGTTTGATGAGATGTTCCTCTCCATCGAATATCTGGAACGGAAATATGGCAAAAACCTATAAGCAGAAACTATATGAGATGACTTGTTTCATTGAGGACAACTTCGACACGCCAGAAGACGTAATGAATTTCCTGGAGTTGTCCATTGAAGACCTGATGAAGATGTGTCCAGATAGGTTGGTGAAGAAACACAGGACTACCTTTGAAGTAAACCTAGAGGAAATGGATGAATACACAGCCGAAGATGAGAAGGAAGCATGGGACGGGTTCTCCTCAGTTGATGAGGATGACAGATTCACCGAGGAAGACTTTTGGGGTAAAACCCAAGAAGATAATCGCTGATGAGAAAAATCGTGAGGCACTAGATGAAATCAACGAGTACAAAAGCGCCACCAGAGTATTCTGATACCTTGGTGAGATCATGTGACTCTTGTGCCCACAGCGAACCACGGGCCTACAGCATAGATGATGTACCTGCTATCTGTTGGTCCTGTGTGGGAGCACAAGGGGTGTTTCAGTTCCCTCTACCCTATTGGAAACCAAAAGATGAAAGTAAGTCCAATTGAAGCTTCTCTTGTCAATGTATGTGGTAGTGATTTGTTTGTTGCTAACGCTGCTAGGGTTTCGTTTAATAAGGCATCTGAGCTTAACCCTGATGGAAGTCTTTCAGAGAAGGACACAAAACTCATCAACTACCTAGCCAAGCACAACCATAAGAGTCCCTTCAACCATTGCTTCCTCACCTTCCGAGTTAAGGCACCAATCTTTGTGGCACGACAACTAGTGAAGCACAAGTTCATGCCGTGGAATGAAGTGAGTAGGCGTTACGTTGATGAGGAACCTGAGTTCTATTTTCCAGGTATTTGGCGCAAGAAGTCAGAGAGTAAGAAGCAAGGTAGCAGTGAAGAAGCAGTGAGCATGAGTCATGCCTGTGCCATCTCTGCTGAAACTACTATCAAGTCAAACCTAACTCTGTATAAGACTCTTCTGTTAGAAGGAGTATGTCCAGAACAAGCCCGTATGGTGTTGCCACAAAACACCATGACAGAATGGTATTGGAGTGGCACACTAGGGGCCTTTTGTGATATGCTGTGGCTACGTCTGAAAGAGGACACACAAAAGGAAACTAGAGATGTAGCAGTGCTCATTGCCAATGAGGTAAAGAAGCACTTCCCTGTTAGTTACAATGCACTAAGGAGCAATTATGCAAACTAAGAACCCTTATGGGAGCAATTATGCAAACTAAGAACACTTATGAGTTTCACTTTTACGGTGAAGATGATGGAAGCATGGAGCGATCCTTCCGACACGAGCATGTCACCGATGGTGAAGACTACGCTACGGAAATCGTAGACCAGTTCCTCCTGTTCCTGTCTTCTGTGTTTGGTTACTCCATTACCCGTGAGTGGCTAGCCAATCATACAGACTTTGCAGACCCAGAAACCACCACGGCAGATGTTCTCGCTATGGGTGGCACGGAGGATTGACTCCCGTAGAGGGCTGGACTGAAGGGCGCTTCAATGCCTTCATCACCAGCGTCCTACGGGCAGGGATGCGGAAGTTTCCCAACAAGTGGAAGGCACTAGAAGCAGCGTGTACTGGTCAGGGGCTCAATGCCGCTACAGGCAGGAAAGCCAAGTTGTACAAGTGTGCCTCTTGTGGTAAATTGTTTGTCGTCAAGAATGTAGAAGTAGATCACATAGCCCCCGTGGTGGACCCTGTAATGGGGTTCACTACGTGGGACTCCTACATAGAGAGACTCTTTTGCACCACGGACAATTTACAAGTATTGGATAAAGCATGTCACAAACAGAAAACCTCGATAGAAAAATCGCTTCGCTCTCCCAAGAAGAGAAGCAACTCCTTGCTGAAGGAGTCAACATCTACATCATCCAAGCCTTCCAGGAAATCGTCAAGAGCAAAGAAGGCCACACGGTCTGGTCAAAGCTTGATTCGGAAACGAAAGCCCACATCAGGCGCTGGGTAGCCATTGAACAACTACGTGCAGAGAGGCGAGAATGACATTCATAGAAATCTATTTCATCACCGGCTTCATGCTTGGTCTGGAGTTTCCAGGACAAGACAATATCAAGATGGTGGTTGACATGGGCATTGTACGTTTTGTATTTCGAAATGAGGAGATTGCATGACACCGTGGAGTACCATTGGATATTTGGTTTACAAGCGAACCTATTCCCGCCGCATTGACGCGGCAGATGTAAACAGTCGCACTGAAGAATTCCCTGAAACTATTGAGCGTGTACTAGCCAGTGCTCGTGACCAACTGAATGTTGGGTTCACACCTGAGGAAGAAAACCGTCTACGTGACTACTTTCTAAACCTCAAGGGCAGTGTTGCTGGGCGCTTCTGGTGGCAGATGGGTACTGACACGGTGAACACGCTGGGTCTATCATCCTTGCAAAACTGTGCCTTCACCACCGTGGACCACCCCATTCGTCCCTTCACATGGGCAATGGATATGCTCATGCTGGGTTCTGGTGTAGGCTATAACATCCAGAAGAAGAACGTAGACAAGCTACCACCTGTGAATGCTGGGTTCACTTGCCCCACTCGTGTCAACAGCCATGATGCTGACTTCATCGTGCCTGATAGCCGCGAGGGATGGGTGAAGCTATTGGGCAAGACACTCAAGGCAGCATTCCTCGCAGAAGGCGCTAAAACCTTCACCTACAGCCCTATCCTCATCCGAGGCAAGGGAGCCCCCATCAAGGGCTTTGGAGGCGTTGCTAGCGGCCCTGAGGACCTTTGCTGGGGCATTAACGAGGTGTCTAAAATCCTGGAGAAACGTGCTGGCAAGAAGCTACGGCCCGTTGATGCTCTAGATGTTATGAACATCATTGGTGCTGTTGTGGTTGCTGGTAATGTCAGGCGCAGTGCTCAAATTGCTATTGGAGATGCAGACGATGTGGAATTCCTACTTGCTAAACGATGGGACTTGGGTAACATCCCCTCATGGAGAGCCATGTCCAACAACTCCGTGGTATGTGATGATATCAACGACCTTCACGAGTTCTTCTGGGATGGCTATGAAGGCAAGGGTGAACCATACGGCCTTATTAACCTTAAACTCAGCCGAAAGGTCGGTCGTCTGGGAGAGACTCAATACCCTGACCCAAACATTAACGGGTATAACCCATGTGCTGAACAATCCTTGGCTGATTACGAAACCTGCTGCCTAGCAGAGGTGTTCCTGCCCAATGTCACCAGCAAGGAAGAGTTCGTAGACGTTTGTAAGCTCCTCTATCGCATCAACAAGCACAGCCTTGCATTGTCCTGCCACCATCCTGAGACACAGACCGTGGTGAACAAGAACATGCGTATGGGCATTGGTGTCACAGGTGTCATGCAGGCTTCAGAGGAACAACTCTCTTGGCTCAAGCCCACCTATGAGGCCCTACGGGAGTTTGATAAGGACTACAGTGAACAACATGGTTTCAACAAGTCCATCAAGCTCACCACGGTGAAGCCCTCTGGCACGTTGTCTCTGTTGCCCGGTGTCACTCCTGGTTGTCACCCCGGGTATTCCCAATATATGATACGGAGGGTACGAATTGCTGCTAACCACCCGCTTGTTGATGTGTGTCGCCAGCATGGCTATGACATTGAGTATCAGCGCAATTTCGATGGCTCAGAGGATCGGTCCACAATGGTTGTCAGTTTCCCTTTCTCCTACCCGGAGGGTACTAAACTGGCAAAGGAAATGTCTGCAATCAATCAACTGGAAACGGTGAAGTGGCTCCAAGAGACTTGGAGTGACAACAGCGTAAGCTGCACCGTCTACTACAAGAAGGAGGAACTACCAGACATTAAGAAATACCTGAAGAAGCACTACAAGAATGGGCACAAAAGTCTGTCATTTTTGCTGCACAGCGAACATGGCTTCCAACAGGCCCCTCTTGAGGAAATCTCTAAAGAACGCTATGATGAAATGATGGCTCGTACCACCCTCATCACCTCCACAGATGAAGCCTCTA